ACCAGAGAGACACCTTCGGGGATAATCCCGTTTTTTGGGGAAGGGGAAAGGTGCGGGGATACAAGGTGCAGGGTGGGGGGATTTGGGTTGTTGCATTTGCCCCTAGAACCTGTATGATGAGAGTGTCGGGATAAGGAACCCCGACAGAAAAGGGAACATCATGACAAACGCAACATTCAACAAAAACGGTCAGACTTGGCGCATCCGCGAAATCATGGAAACCAATTCTGTCATCCGTGACTTGGGTTGGACACACTTTGCAATGGTCACACGCTTGAACGGTAAGAAGGCTTACTACGCGAACCTTCAAATCAACGAAGGCGCAATCATCGCTTCCATGGTGGTGTGCTAATGACACGCAGAAAGCACAGCCCGATAAACGAATTGATTTTGTTCGGTTTGGATTTGTCAATGTTTCCGATTGAGCGCGTCATCACGCCAACGGAAAAGTTTTGGCAGGTTACGGATTTGCGGGCGGGGCGAACAAATGGTGATGTGCGGAAGTTCCCTACGCGCTTTGATGCGGAACTTGCTATTTGTTCGGTGGTGCGTTACGCGATGGAAGGCAACTGACATGGCACGCGCAATCATCCTGTGGGAACGGTGTGGGTAATTCCGCTTGCCTGCACCGTTCCTGACAGGGATGTGGTTCAATGTATTGGGCAAAGGATGTGATGCATGGGCGGTAAAGGTTCGGGTCGGAAAGCGAAACCCGTTGAACAACATATTCGTTTGGGCAATCCGTCTAGGAAGAAGTTGCCAAGCAAACAGGAACTTGCGCAGATTGTGGGGCTTCCTACTGCGGTTGTTCCTGAGCCGCACCGCCCGCTTGGGCAGACGGGTCGCGGATTGTGGGAACAAATTTGGTCATCTGGTGCTGGCTGGTTGTCGCGGGGCATGGATGCCGAAGTTGTGTTGCTGGTTTGTGAAGCGTCTGATGAGCGCACGCGACTTCGCGTGAAACTGCAAAGCAATCCTGATGCGTGGCGGGATAGGCGTGCGTTGCGCGAATTGGAAAGGCAAATTATTTCGTTGCTTTCGCTTATCGGCTTTTCGCCAGCAGACCGCGCACAACTTGTGACGGGTACGCCGCAGGGCGGCAACTTGGCGGATTTGCATAAGCGCATCGCGGATAAGCGTGCTACCCGATAAGGCATGGCAACCCGCCTACTTCACGAAGCGGGTTGATGAAACCAGCGACGGTGAAGAACTGATTGCGTTTGCCAATCAGCATTTCAAAGTGTTGAAGGGTTTTCGTGCTGGTGAAGCGTTGGATTTTACGGATTGGCAGAAATGGTTGTTGGGTTCGTTGCTTGAACGACGCAAGGCGGATGGGAAGTTGCGTTATCGTCGCGCTTTGATTGGTTTGCCGCGTAAGCAGGGGAAGTCTTTGATGGGTTCTGCGTTGGCTGTGTATTCCATGATTGCGGGTGAGGCAGGTTCGGAAATTTATGCGGTGGCATCCGATAAAGACCAAGCACGAATTATTTTTGGGGAAGCGAAGCAACAAATTTTGTCGTCGCCTGTTTTGTCGTCGGAAGCGCGTGTGTTGCGTGATGCGATTGAGATGCCGCGTTTCGGGTCGGTGTTTCGTGTGCTGTCATCAGACTTTCGCGGGCAGGCTGGTTTGAACCCTTCATTGGTGTTGTTTGATGAATTGTGGGCGCAAAAGTCAAGCGATTTGTTTGAACAGATGGTGCAAGGTTCTGGCAATCGTTTAGAACCGTTGATTGTGAGCATCACCACTGCGGGTTATGACTTGGACACGCTTGCGGGGCAAATGTATCAATACGGGAAACGGGTTGCGGCTGGTGAAGTGGATGACGCATCTTTCGGGTTCTGGTGGTGGGAAGCCGACAGTGATTGCAAGATTGATGACCCGCGCCAATGGCGTAAAGCAAATCCGAACATTGCTGAAAATTTGATGAGCGAAGAAGATTTGCAAACAGCAGTGAAGGCTTCATTTGAAGGTTCGGAAATGTCTGTGCGTAGGTGGCGACTAAATCAGTGGGTTCGTAGTCAAGAAAGTTGGTTGCCTGTGGGCGCGTGGGAACAATGCAGGTCGGATTTGGATTTGGATGCCGAACTTCCCGTGTGGGTGGGCATTGATATGGCGTTGAAGCATGACAGCATCGCGGTGGTGATAGCGCAACCGCAGGGTGAAAAGGTTGTGGTGCGTTCAAAGATTTGGCAACCGAAGGATGAAGGTGTGGATGTTGCGGATGTTGAACATCATTTGCGCGAATTGCATCATGCTTATGATGTTCGCGAATTCGCGTTTGACCCCGCATATTTTCAGCGTTCGGCGGAACAACTTTCAGATGAAGGATTGCGGATGGTGGAATTTCCGCAGAATGGTCAGCGAATGATACCCGCGTGCGGTCAAGCGTATGAATTGATTGTGGCTGGAAAAGTCGCCCATGATGGTTCACCGACCTTCACAGACCAAGTGCTTTCCGCCGCGCAACGCATGACGGATAATGGTTGGCGATTGAGCAAAGGCAAAAGCAAACGAAAAATTGATGCGTGTATTGCTATGGTTATAGGGCTAGACAGGGCAACCCGAAAACAAACAGCCACCATTGATAATGCCCCGATGGTGGTAGATGTGTGGACATGAACAACTTTTTCAAACAATTCACGCGAGACAGGGTTACAACTGCGATGGAATTGATTGGTTTCGTGGCTGTTTCGGTTGGAATTGGGTTCTTTTCGGTTCCGATTGCCCTGATTGCGGGTGGAATTCTGTTGATTGCAGCAGGGATTTTTAGCGCATGAGCATCTTTGGCAAGCGTGAAGCACGCGCACTTCCATCCACGATTGACCCGTATGGCGTGACAGCGCGACCATTTTTCAGCAACTATTCGGGTGAAGTGGTGAACGAAGTTACCGCGTTCGCGCATTCTGCGGTGCTTGCCGCCGTTACTTTGCTGGCAGACAGCATCGCGGCGATGCCACTTGAATTGACGCGCACACGCGGCGGGCGAATTGAACGGTTACCAACACCATCGGTTCTTGTCAAACCAAATGAACATCAGACCATGTTTGAATTCGTGCATCAAACGATGGTGACGCTTGCTATTCATGGCAACGCATATATCTATGCGCCGAAAGGCAACAATGGGCTTCCTGTTGAAATGCGCAATCTGCATCCGCACGAAATCAAAAATGTGGTCTATAACGATTTGGGTGAAGTGATTTACGAAGTGGGTCGCAATCAATTCACTAGCAAAGACATTCGCGCTATCCATTGGCTGATTTTGCCGAACCAGAAACGCGGTATCTCACCATTGGAAGCGATGCGCAACACAATCGGTATGGGAATTGCGATGGATAGATTTCTTTCGCAGTTCTACGGCGAAGGCGCAACCCCGCAATCCGTGTTGGAAACCGACCAGCCGATAACCACCGACCAAGCCGCAGTTCTGCGCGACACTTGGGAACAGGCACATTGGAAGCATCGCCGCCCCGCAGTATTGTCTGGCGGTTTGAAGTGGCGTTCCATTACGACAAGTGCGGCTGATATGGAAATGATTGCGCACCGTGAAGCGATTGTTCGCGATATCGCCCGCGCCTATCGCATCCCGTTGTTCTTGCTCGCTGGTACAGGTGGCGACACGCAGACCTACACCAACGTAGAGAGTACGGGGTTGAATTTTCATCGCTACACATTGCTGGCTTGGCAACGTCGCTTGGAAGATGCGTTTTCTGAGATGTTGCCAATCACTCAAAGGGTGCGTTTCAACAGCGACGAATTCACACGCGCAGATTTGCTTACCCGCGTCAAGGCACAGCAATCACAAATCATGTCGGGAACGCTGACACCGAACGAAGCACGCGAAATTGAAAACCGCGAACCGTATGAAGGCGGTGACCAATTCGTGCTAGGTGTCGCTGGAACGGCTGTGGCAGGTGTTGAGGGCGGCGAATTGCCGACATTGGGAACAGACCAAATGCCACCAGAACGCAGTTACAGGAACGAAGTTGTTGTGAACCAAGCACCAATGCCGACACCGCTTGTGGTGCATGAAACACCGCAGAACATCAGCATTCAATATCCCGAACAGACGGTGAATGTTGAACCACCAATCATCAAGTTTGACCCCCAAACAATCAACATCCCCGAAACGGTGGTAAATGTGCAAGTGCCAGAACCGCGTTTTGTTCGTCGTACAGTTGAACGCGATGCTGATGGGCGTGTATCGGCAATCATTGATGAAAGGGTTGATGACTAATGGCAACAGGAATTTCTGATTATCTTGCTGATGCATTGTTGGATGCGGTTGGCAACAACACTTCATTTGCTGTCGCAACCGTGTATGTGAAACTTCATGTGGGCGACCCATCTGGAACGGGTACAGCAAATCCAGCAGTGGAAACGACACGCAAGGCGGTTTCGTTCGCGGCATCATCTTCGGGTTCACTTGTTTCTGATGCGGCTACCACTTGGACAAACATTGCGGGTTCGGAAGATGCAACTTTCTTTACTGCGTGGGATGCCGCAACTGATGGCAACTTTCTTTTCTCTGGAACGATTACCGCGAACCCATACACAGCAGGCGACACCTTCACTATTGCTTCTGGCGATTTGAGCGTTTCACTAACCATCGCTTCATAAAGTCATCGGGCAGGTTGCGCCATGACCATCAACTATCGGTTCGCACTTGACACCAACGAACTTGATGACAATGAAGTTGGCTTAGGCGCACAACTTCTAAATGTTGAACGGTTCACGCTTGATGCTTCACCGTTGAACGATGAAGGTTTCGCGTTAGACGGTGACCAATATTCATTCAAAGTTGTCGGGTCTGCCGATAGCGAAGCGGGTGGTTTGGTTGCTCAGGCTTCGGGTGAAATTATTGTCACGGTTGTTGCGATTGCTGATGCCAATTTGGGTGAAGGTATCGCGGAAGCAACTGTGAACATTCAACATGGCGCAATTGCCGAAAGTTCGTTTGGTGAATTGACCGCATCTATTTCTGGTGAAATTGATAATCCCGCAACGGGCGAAGCATTGTTGGGTGAAGCAACTGCGCAAGCATCGGCAATCGTGTCGCATTTTGCGCAAGGTACATCTGAATTTGAAACGCTGTCTGCATCTGGTGAAGGTGTAGTGATTGTCAGCGCATCGGGTGTCACGATTGTTCCTGCGCTGGATGCTTCGGCAAATGGTTTGGTCATTCCTATCGGTAGTGCGAATGCAACGCTTGGTTCGTTGGATGCATCTGCGTCTGCAACTGTTATTTCGCGTGGCTCTGGTGGCGGTGTTCGTTGGTTACAACAGTTGCCACCGAAACCGATTGTTATTGTAAAAGATGTTGTTGAAGAAACGGAAGCGATTGTTGTTGAACGCGAACCTGTTTCCGTGTTTGCTACTGCATCTGTGCGTTTTCCTGTGTTGCGGGCTAGGGCTATTGGGTCTGTTTCGTGGGTTGCCGAAAGGGATGATGAAGAAGTGCTGTTGTTGCTATAAGGCTTCAAAACCCCTGTTTTTATTGGGCTTTTTGAATAGTTGCAATCCCACCCGAAGCGGGCTTATAATGGAACCATCGGGATAACGAAAGGGAACGACATGAAGAACAAATACGCGGGTATCTGCCACAGTTGCGGGAAAGTAGTGAACGCAGGTGAAGGCATCTATGACACGGGTTTCGGGAAGTTGGTTTGCTCAGAACTTATTACCAAAGACGAAGTGCAACAATCATTGGTGCATCACATTGATAATCCATACGGTTTTATGTGCTTGGATGCTTTCAACATTGCCGCAGGCACGCACTTCGCCACAGGTCGCGATGTTCGTGTGGCGCAAGAAATTGAACGGAACGCTTCTTTGCCAAGCGCAGAACAAATTGCCGCCAATCAAGCCGCCGCAAAGCAAGCCATGAAAGAAGATGCAAAGCGTCGTCGTGCTGAATTGGCTGACTTCAAAAAGCGGAATATTTGCCCACGCTGTCACGGCAAAGGTGGTTCTGATGAATGGCAAATGACGGGTTGGACTTGCAACCGTTGTCACGGGTCGGGAAAGTTTCAAACTAGGTAAGGGTGACCCGCCCCTAGTGGGCAAAGCGCGGGTGCAATCCTTGCGGCGGGTACAAATAAAACATCGCAACGCTAGTATTTCGTGACAGTTGAAAATCGCACATCACGGAAAAGGTGACACATGAAAACAACACAGGTCACCGTAGGAACTACACCAACGCGCATCGTAAATCCTGATGACCAAAATCGTTATATCTATTTGCAGATTATTCAAACCGCAACTATTTATGTTGGTGACAGCACAGTGACCACAGATAATGGTATGCCGCTTGAAAAGCAACAAAACCTGCACGAATTCTTTTTGCCAATCAACCAAACAATGTTTGGCATAGTCACAGAACAAGTCGGTACTGCCGACCTGCGCATAATGACACCCGATGTGGATTGATTTTCATGCCTTACGGGATTTCGCAAAATCAACCTGATTGTTCCCGTTGGGCGGCTGTTGTTGAACGCGAAGATGGTTCATTTGAAACGCTTGCCTGTTATGACACGAAACAGGAAGCGATTGACCGCATGGTTGCACAATCGTTGGCAGAAGATTTAGAACCATTGGGTGAAGTTGGTGTGCGGCAGATGGAAGTGGAACAGGAACGGTCTATTGAGCAGAGACAAGTTAGTTTGACCACCCCTGATTTCATGGCGGCTTCGGCGCGTCGCGGTTTGCGTCTGCACGAAGAAGGTTTTTCTGGTGATGGTCTTATGCCTTCCACCGTCGCGGATGCGCGACGCATGGCGAATGGTGAAGCATTATCGGAAGCCAAATGGCGCAAAATTCCTGCGTGGATTGCGCGGCACATCGTTGATTTGGATGCGGTTCAGGGCGATGAAATCACGGCTGGTTTGGTTGCGATGTTGTTGTGGGGTGGTGGTTCTTCAAAAACTTCGGCACGCAGGGCGCAGGCATATGCGCAACGCATCGTGGACAGATTGGATGCCGAAGGCGATAGAAATGTAACCAGCGAAGATGTAATCTGTTCACCATCTATGGCAGAACTACGCGAAGCAATTGCTGACCCAACCGAAGTTCGTTGGTGTGTCAAGCAGGCAGATGAAAAGCGTTTTGTTGCTTTTACGAATTTGGAAGCACGCCAAGATGGTGACGGAAACAAGTTGATTGGTTATGCGTCGGTATTTGATAGCCCTTCCGAACCGATGCCTTTTGTGGAATATGTGCGCAGGGGCGCATTCGCCAAGACGCTGAACGATGGTGCGGATGTTCGTTTGTTGATTGACCATGACGGCGTGCCACTTGCCCGCACTAGGTCTGGAACTTTGATGTTGGAAGAAGATGACAGGGGTTTGCGTGTGGAAGCATCACTTGACCCGATGAACCCCGATGCGGCGCGTGTTATTTCTGCCATGAAACGCGGCGATATTTCGCAAATGTCATTCGCATTCCGAACCATCAAAGACAATTGGAATAGCGATAGGTCAGTACGCGAATTGAAAGAAGTGCAACTTTACGATGTGTCAGTTGTGACCTTCCCCGCATACGAAGAAACGGTTGCAGAAATTCGCAGTGGACAAACCGCGCAGGAAACCACTACTATCGTGAGCAACGCACCCGTGCGTTTGCGTTCTGCGCAAATCGCATTGGCGCGCAGGCACAGCCGCGATTGAGCCGCGCTACATCTAGCGCACTTGGGTATCGCACTTGGCGATTACATTCCAACTATTCCGCAAAGGAAAAAACATGAAAGACCAACTGATTGAAAAGCGTGATGCGGTTCTCGCTCGCGCAGAAGCCCTTGTTGCAACCGCCAAGACGGAAGCACGCGACCTGACCGCAGATGAGGATGCGGAAATTTCCAAGTCGCTTGACGAAGTTCGCGATTTGGATGCCCAAATTGAGCGTCACGCCGAACTTGAAAAGCGTGCAAAGGAAGCCGCCGACCTTCGCGCAAAGAACCAGATTGCCGAAGTCACCAGCAAGGTGACCAGCGAGCCACGCACCTACCGTGCAAGTGGTCAGCATTCGTTCGTTGCCGATGCTTACGCGGCACAGTTCAACAATGACTTCGCCGCCCGTGAGCGTCTTGCACGCCACATGAACGAAGAAAAGGTTGAGCGTCGCGATGTAACCAGCGCAAACTTCGCTGGTCTTGTCGTGCCACAGTTCCTTACCGACCTTGCCGCGCCATTTGCCCGTGCGGGTCGCCCGTTCATGGACATTTCCCGCAAGCACCAACTTCCCGATGCAGGCTTGACGCTGAGCATCAGCAAGGTGACAACGGGTAGCGCAACTGCGGTGCAGACCGAAGGTGCGGCTGTTCAGGAAACCAACATGGATGACACCAAACTTGATGTTTCGGTTGTCACCGTTGCGGGTCAGCAGAATGTTTCGCGCCAAGCCTTAGAGCGTGGCACGGGCATTGACAGCCTTGTGATGGCTGACCTTGTTTCCGCCTATCACACGAACCTTGACAGCCTGAATGTGACCACTTCGGCTACTTCGCTGACGAACACCATCACGCAGGTTGTGACTTACACCGATGCTTCACCGACAGTCGGTGAACTGTATCCGAAACTGTTGGATGCCATTCAGCGCGTTCAAACCAACTACTTCCAGACCCCGAACTTCATCCTGATGCACCCACGTCGTTTGGCGTTCATTCTGGCGGCAGTTGATAGCACGAACCGCCCGCTTGCTGTTCCAACACCTGTCGCGTTCAACCCGATTGCTTCGGGCAATGGTGCGGCTCAGTACGGAAGCAGTGGCTACGCGATTGCGGGAATTCCTGTGGTCACCGATGCCAATGTCATCACCACGAACGGTGCAGGCGCGAACGAAGATGTCATCATCGTTGGCAATTCGCAGGAAAGCCACTTGTGGGAACAGGGCAACGGCGACCCAATGATGCTTCGCTTTGAGCAACCAAAGGGTGCGGAACTTGATGTGACCATGATTGTTTATGGTTACAGCGCATACACCGCAAATCGCTACCCCAACGCATTCGCTTTGGTGGGCGGCACGGGATTGGTAACACCCGTTTTCTAATTGCGTTCCTGATTTTGGTGGGGGCGGCGAATAACCGCCCCCGCCAGAACTAGGATGTTGCACCATGAAACAGAACAAATGGATTGCGGGCTTGCTCGCTGAACGCGAAGCATATGTGCGACGCGGTTTGCGCGACAAGGTGAAGATGGTTGATGATGCCCTTGCCGCATTGGGGTATCGCGCCGATGATGTTGTTGTGGAAACTGCATCAATTGATGTGGATGTTGAGCAAGCGAAAGTGGTTCGTGGGCGTAAGCGAAAGAAGGCTTAGCGATGGCGATTGCGAATGGTTATTGCACGCTGAATGAGGTGAAAGCCGCGCTTCGGATTACCGATAACACGGATGATACTTTGCTTGAAAATGCGATTGAAGGCGCATCGCGCCGAATTGATGGCTATTGCGGGCGCAGGTTTTATCAGCAGAATGCGACCCTTACTTTGTATGCGGTGGATAGTTACACCTTGCCAACGCAAGATGATTTGTATTCCGTAACCACGCTCAAAACCGATGATGATGGTGATGGAACTTACGAAACCACTTGGACAGCAGGTGTTGATTATCAACTTGAACCGTTGGATGCGGTTATTACGGGTCAGCCAATCAGAACAATCACCGCAATCGGTGGCAAAACTTTCCCATTGTTTAGCCTTCCCGCATTGCCTTCGGCGCAGATTGTGGGCGTGTGGGGCTGGTCTGTCATCCCTGATGATGTGCGTGAAGCCTGTGTGCTTCTCGCGATGCGTGGCTTTGCCCGTTATAACGCGGCGTTGGGTGTCGTTGGTTTTGCGGATATGGCTATTCAGGTGCGCGCTATTGACCCTGATGTTCGTGACTTTTTGAACCCGTATCGCAAATTTGGAATTGCTTGATGGCGGCTACACCTTCGCAAGTGATGACGGGATTGAAGAACCGTCTTGCAACGATTTCAGGTTTGCGCACTTTCAATTATCAGCCTTCTTCACTAAATCCGCCTGTCGGATTTCCTGTGATAAATAGTTTGAATTATCACGGGGCGATGCGTGGCGGTTTGGTGATTTTTGATTGCACCGTGTATGTGATTGTCGGGCGATACACCGATGACAGGGCATTCACGGATGCCGATGAATATTTGGCGTATTCTGGCGCGAAATCAATCCGCGCCGCATTGGAAGGCGATGAAACTTTGGGTGGCGTAGCGCAATCTTTGACGGTGACAAGTTCGGCAAATATTTCTTCGGTGAATGTTGCCGACCAAGATTTTCTGCAAGTCGCTTTACAAGTAACCGTGAATGGGTAGGATGGTGGATATGGCACAGTTCAAAGTTGTTTCATCGCGTCTATCAGGACATGAACAGGGTTCACTCATCAGCGAAACCGATTTGAAAGGTGCTAACATTTCTGCGCTGGTTGAAGCAGGTCATATTGCTTCCATCGGTAGTAAGCCTTCTAAAATCAAAGACCAGAAAGAACAGGAATAACTATGGCAATCATCGCTTTCAAAGATGTTTCGGTGACAATCAACAGCGTTGATTTGTCAGACCACGCAAATTCGGCAACGCTGACTTACGAAATTGAACAGCAGGATGCAACAACGATGGGCGGCAATCGTTCATTCGTTGGCGGCATTCAGAACAACACGCTTGAAGTCACGCTGTATCAGGATTTCGCGGCAAGCGAAGTAGAAGCAACCATCTTCCCGTTGGTTGGAACGCAGACCACCGTTGTTTTGAAGCCGACTTCAAGTGTTGTTGGTGCAGACAACCCTTCCTATACTCTGGCTGATTGCTTCCTTTCTTCGCACACGCCGATTGCGGCTGGCGATGTTGGTGCAACTTCGCCTGTCACGCTCACTTTCACGGGCGGAACTTTGACGAAGGCAGTTTCCTAAACAACAAAGCAAACCTAGAAGGGGTTGAATAATCATGCAAATTCCTTTGCTTGTCACTTTTATCAATGGTGAGAAAGCGGAAGTTGATGCAATCTTTCCTGATTTCATTGCCTTTGAACGCGAACGCAGAAAAAGTGTTGTGCGCTTTGATACCGAAATGCAATTGACCGATTTGGCATGGTTGGCTTGGCACGCTGAAAAGCGTTTGAAGCGCACTGATTTGAAGTTTGACCCTGATTGGGTTAGCACTGTTGAGCAAGTGGAAGCACGCGGCGAAGAAGGTACTGCCCCTTTGGAAAGTTAGGTAAGGGAAGCGCGCATTGGAATATTGCCGCCCTTGCCTGCGAAACAGGAATTGCACCGCAGGATTTGATTGATGCTGGTGATGCGATGATTGAAACGATGTGGGATTATCTCACCTATCGTGCTGAACAAAGTCGCAAAAAACGCTAGTTGTATGATTGGTGCATCATGGCTGAAATCAACATTGACATTACGGGTTTGTCAGAAACATTGAAATCATTGCGCCAATATGAACCCGATATGTATAAAACGATTGTTACCAATTTGAAGGGTTCTGCCGAACCTTTGGCGCGTGAAGTCGGTTCACGCTTCCCCGATAAACCTTTGATGCGTTGGCATGAGGAAGGCGGAAGGCGCGGCAAGAAGAAAATGCCGCCGTATATCACCGCGAAAGCGCGTGGCGGTGTGAAACCCGTGTTTTCTTCGGGGCGGCGCGCAGTGGGTCGGGAAGTTGGGATTTTGCGTTTGGAACAAAAAGATGCTGGCGGTCAGGTGTATGACCAAGCGGGTGCGCAAAATGCTGGTTCGCGATTTGTCAAGAATTTGGATAAGCACAGGGCGGTTCGTTCACGGGGCAATGGTTTCCGTTCGCGTATATTGTTCCCTGCAACGAAAGCAAAAATGCCGATGATTGAACAGAATGTTCGCATGGCGATTGAGCAAACAAACAAATTGGTTTCTGAACGATTGGCGCGAGGTTTCTAACATATGGCACTTGGCGTAAATATCGTTTCAAAATTTGATGCAAAAGGCATCAAGAAAGCAATTTCCGAATTCAAGAAATTGGAAGGTGCTGGCGCAAAAGGAACTTATGCGTTGCGCACGATGGACAGTGCCGCGAAACAACTTGCGGCTGTTGCGGCTAAGGCGGCTACGGGTCTTGCTGTGTTTGGTGGTTTGGCGGTTCGCGAATTCGTGAAGTTTGATGCGGCGATGACGCAATCGTTGGCAATCATGGGTGATGTTTCTGATGCGATGAAAACGCAGATGAGCGAAGCCGCACGACAGATGGCGAAGGAAACAACATTCAGTGCGGAAGAAGCGGCGAAATCGTATTTCTTCCTTGCGTCGGCTGGTTTGAATGCTGAACAAAGTTTGAAGGCGTTGCCGATTGTTGCCAAGTTCGGTCAAGCGGGAATGTTTGATATGGCGTTGGCAACTGACTTGCTGACGGATGCGCAATCCGCTTTAGGTTTGACCATTCGCGACAACACGGTGAAGAACATGGAACAGATGGCGAAGGTGTCGGATGTTTTGGTGCGCGCGAACACGCTTGCTAATGCGACGGTGCAACAGTTTTCGGAAGCCTTGACGAACAAGGCGGGTGCGGCGATGAAGGCTGTGAACATGGATATTGAAACGGGTGTTGCTGTGTTGGCGGCTTTGGCTGACCAAGGCATCAAGGGCGCGGAAGCGGGTACGCAATTCAGTATCGCGTTGCGTGACCTGCAAAGCAAAGCCATTGAAAACAAGGCTGGCTTTGAAGCAATGGGTGTTTCAGTGTTTGATAGCGATGGCAAGTTGCGGAACATGGGTGACATTGTTGCCGATTTGGAAGGTTTGTTGGCTGGCGCAACGGATGAAACGAAGAAGATAACGCTTTCGCAGTTGGGTTTTGCGGATAAGTCTGTTTCAACGATTTTGGCGTTGTTGGGTACTTCGGATGCGATAAAGAACTATGAAAAAGAATTGCGTTCGGCTGGCGGTTTTACGCAAGATGTTGCCGATAAACAATTGCAATCTTTACAATCGCAGTTGAAGTTGGCGAAGAATGCCATTGTTGATGTTGCTATTCAGATTGGTGAACGCCTTGCGCCAATGGTCAAGGGTGTCACGGATTTCATTCAAGAACTTTCCAATGTGATTTCGGAACAAGGTTTGGGTGGTGCTATCCGTTTTAGTTCTGGTGAATTGTTGAACTTCATTGAGAATATGGGTGCGTTGGGCAACACGATTTATGGCTTGATTACTGCGTTTGTTGCGTTGCGTTTGGTGACTATTGCGGCAACGATTTCGCAGGTTGCTTTCAATACTGCGCTTTTCGCTAATCCGATTGGTATTACGGTTGCGGCGATTATTGCTTTGGGTGTTGCGGTTGTTGCGGCGTATATGAAGTTTGAAGGTTTCCGCAAGGTTGTGAACGCGGTCATCAACGCAATTATCGGATACGTAGAATTCATGGCAAATATTTGGATTAGGGCAATCAATTCAATCATCGGGGTTATCAATGGGCTAAGTAGCCCGTTGCGTGCCATCGGTATCAACATTCCAGAGATTGCCAAGATTGGTGAAGTTTCGTTTGGCAGATTGGGTAAAGCCGCGACAGATACAGGAATTCACATTCGTGACACTGCCCGCGCAACGATTGATGCAATCATTGAAACACGCAAAGCACTTGTTGATACGGGCGATGATGCGGATGGTGCGGCAAACAAGATTTACACCCTTGCCGATGCACAGAACGCTGTTGCGCAGGCACAAAAGAATTTGGACACGCTACGCAAATCCGAACACAAAGATTTGGTCGCTTTGAAAGCGGCGACGGATACATTGAGCGCGGCGCAAGCAAACTTGGCGTTGATTACGGGTGACAAGAAAACGGGCGGGGTCAGCAAGTCGGTTGAAACTGCCCGCGAAAAAATCAAGAAGTTCACTGATGCGTTACGCGACGCAAGTAGCGCACAGAAATCGTTGCAGAGCGCAACGAAAGCGACCATCAATGCGCAGGGTGATTTGGCGGAAGCAAACGCAAACTTGGTGTTGGCGCAAAAAGAATTCAACCAAATAGTGACGGGTTACGGGAAGGACAGCACACAGGCGACGGATAAACAAAACAAATTGGATGAGGCACAGCGCGATGTTGAGCGTTCCGCCTACGGAATTGAAGAAGCCATTTTCGCGGTACGGGATGCGGAAGCGGCACTTGCGAAAGCACGCCTTGACCCCGATAGCAATGCGCAGACTATCCGTGAAGCGGAAATCAGTTTGGCAAAGGCAAAGTTGTCGGTCAAAGATGCGGAAGATAGACAGCGTGAAGCCACCGTCAATTTGAATAAAGCGCAGGAAGATTTGAATGAAACTGTTGATGGGGCTAAGGAAGGTAGCGATGCCTATGAACAGATTTTGAAGAAGGTCAATGATGCGAAGAAGGCTCAACAGGATGCGATTGACAAGGTTGTTGAAGCGCAGGAACGGGAACGCGACGCAATTTTGAAGGTTGCGGAAGCACAACGCGACCTAAATGATTTGGAACGGGAATACGGAAAACTGTTGTTAGAGCGCGCAAAGCGACAGTTGGAAGCATTCGGACAAACAGTGTTGCCATCGGCAACAAAAATTCCGCAGGTAACTGTTCCGTTGCCACCAGATAGCGGAAGAATGTTGCCACCAGATTTTTATAGCGACCAGCGAACGATGCCCGACACAACCGTGAATGTGACGGTGAATGCGGGCATGGGTACGGATGCTGATGATGTTGCGCGTGGGATTATTGATGTTCTGAAATCGTATGAACGCGCCAATGGGCTTATTCCGCTTACGGTTCAAAGTGTGTACGCGGTGTAATTGTGGCAACGCAAACCGCTTGGGGTGAAACGCTCACAGTTCTGATGGAACTTGGTTTTCCTGTCAATGTGTTCACTTTGAATAGTGCAACGGATGGCGTGCTTGACCAAGATTATTTAGATGGAACTTTGGTTGGCGATGATGTTGCGCCATATGTTCAAAGCATTCGCATTACACGCGGAAGGCAAGACCAACTTTCTAATTTTTCTGCGGGTTCCTGTTCAGTTACTTTGCTGAATAACGATAGAAGGTTTGACCCCACGAACCAAAGTTCCCCATATTGGGATGCTGTGCTTGGTCAATCTGGTGTGACACCACGAAGGAAGGTGACTATCAAACTTGGGGATGAAACATTGTTCGTTGGGCGTATTACGGATATTGATTTGTCATATGCAACGGGCAAGGCAACCGACCTTTCAACCGTGACGATAAATGCGGCTGATGATTTCGTATTGCTTGCGAATACTGCAACCACCCAAGACAGGACACCTTCGGAAGAATTATCTGGTGCGCGTTTGAATTATTTGTTGCAGTTGCCTGAAATTGCGTACACGAACACAACGGATATTGATGCGGGAACAGCAACATTGGGTGCATATCAGATTGATGCCAACACCAATGCACTTTCTTATGCGCAATCCATTGCAGATAGCGAACAGGGCTACTTTTTTGTTTCCCGCGACGGAAAACTAACCTTCACCGACAGAGTAACCAAAGCATTCGCCACTGCGGTAGCCGCATTTTCCGACGATGAAGGAACAGATATCAAATATCAAACCCTGTCTGTCATGTACGGGCAAGAATTTCTATACAACAAAATCAGTGCGACCCGCGAAGGTGGCACACCGCAAGTCGCGAACGATGCCACCAGCCAAACCGAATACGGTATTAGCACCTTGTCATTGGATGGTTTGTTGCTTGTGGATGATACTGCGGCACAAACTTTGGCAAACGAACTATTGGCACTTTACGCCCAACCCGCATACCGATTTGAAGATATGTCGCTTTTGGTTTCTTCATTCGGGTCATCTACGCGAACCACCTGCAATCAGTTGGAACTTGGCGATACCATCACCGTTGAACGCAATTATCAGACGGGTTCACCGTCACAGGTGGTCAAATATCAGACCGTTGAACGGTTGAATAGAACCATCACCCCGAACATTCACAGACTGGATATCGCCATGTCCGATGCCTTTATCATCTATCCGCTGATTTTGTCAGATGCGGTATATGGGGTCATGGACAGTAATAATGCGCTCAGTTAGTTGCTATGATTGGCACGCTAATCATTCGCGAAAGTAGGTAAAAGTGGCAATCACGGGAACGAAACTGTTTGCAAGTGGCGATGTTCTGACCGCTTCGGACACCAACCAATACCTGATGCGCGGTGTCAAAGTATTTGCTGATGCCAGCGCACGAACAGCCGCTTATGGCGGTGTTGGCGAGCCGACACTAGAAGCGGGTGAATGCAGTTATCTTCTTGATACCAACGAATTTTCTATTTGGGATGGGTCAGCGTGGACAGCGGTTAGCGGCGGTGCAGATGTTCTACAAGTGCAAGTGTTTAGTTAGGATTGGTAGCAAATGGCAACATACGAAAAAATCAAACTAAGCGGTTCTACCGATGGGCGTGCAATCAAAGTTGCCGCTACCGCTTCGGCTGGTACAACCATTCACACAGGGTCGGCAACTGCAACAACCTATGACGAAGTTTGGCTGTATGCAGTGAACACTTCTGCGTCGTCGGTAAAACTGACGATTGAATGGGGTGGCACAACCAGCCCCGATGATTTGATTGAACTGACGGTTCTTCCCGAAGCGGGATTGGTGACGATAACCCCTGGACTTCTCATAAAAGGCAACGCAACACCGCTTGTTATCAGGGCGTTTGCGGCGACTGCCGATGTGATTACCATTCACGGGTTTGTCAATCAGATTACGGCGTAACTGATGGCTACGGCGCGTCGGCAACTTGGGTATGTGTCGTCACTAACGACGCAGACTGCATTTGCGCCGTCGCCTGCCGATTTCTCTGATACGGCTACGGGTACTTACACGGATAGTGGTATCAACTACAAGTACATCACTTACACGGCGAGCAGTACCCTGACGGTTACTGAGGCTGGGTTTGCAGACTTGCTTATTGTCGGCGGAGGTGGAGGCGGTTCCGCTCGTGGTGCTGGCGGTGGTGGTGGGCATCTTCTAATCACAGACGCTTACTTGCCCGTTGGAACGCTTACGGTGACTGTTGGTGCTGGTGGTGCTGGGGTGGCTAGTGGGCAGATTCTCGGCTCAGACGGCTCATTCTCTCGTGTGAATAGTTACTACGCAGTTGGTGGTGGTGCTGGTGCAGAAGGTAGTGGCGTTGATTTGGCTGGTCGTGCTGGTGGCTCAGGTGGCGGTGGCAGATTAGGTGGCGGTGCTGGGGTGACGGGTCAAGGCTCGTCTGGTGGTGCGGGTGCGTCGGGTGCTGGTGGCGGCGGTGGTGGTGCGTCAGCAGTTGGCGCAAACGCCACGACGAACAACGGTGGTGCTGGCGGCGCAGGAACATCTACATCATTGGATAACTCTGCGACAACTCGTTCGGGCGGTGGCGGCGGTGCTGGTACTTCTTCTGGTGGTGCTGGTGGCTCAGGTGGTGGCGGTGCAGGTTCTACGGGAACAGCAACGGCAGGCTCAACCAATACGGGTGGCGGTGGCGGTGGTGGCGCAACAGCAGGTGCGGCTGGCGGCTCTGGCATCATTATCGTGAGAGTGAAGGTCTGACATGGCTCACTTCGCAAAGATAGAGAACGGCATCGTGCAACAGGTCATCGTCGTGTCTAACGATGATGCGCCTACTGAGGCGGCAGGCAAACAGTTCATCGCCAACATCGGGCTGGCTGGCGAATGGGTGCAGACTTCGTACAACAACAATCCCATTGAGGGACAAGACCGAGGCAAGTATGCGGGTATCGGTGACATTTGGGATGGGTCGCAGTTCGTTGCGCCTGTTAGTGAGGTAGTGGAATGACCCGTTCGTATCTCGGCTATGTGTCGTCACAAACAACCGACATTCTGCCAATCATGGTTTATGGTGCGGCGACGGGTGGCACTTCGTCGAGCATCACGGTTGGTGGTGAGGCGTACACGCTTCTGACTTTCACAGCCACAGGTACTTTGACGGTCACGAAGGCTGGTTTGTTTGATTACATCGCAGTTGGTGGTGGCGGCACAGGTGGCGGCAACGGTCGTGGCGGTGGTGCTGGTGGCTGCATCATTCAAGGAACGGTCTATCTAACAGGAAACGAAACGATAACTATCAGCGCAGGTGACGCAGAATCAGGCGGCGCATCTTCTGGAACTCGGCGGCACACCAACGCTTACAGTTCCATTGGCAACGATGTGCTGGCGTTCTGCGGTGCTGGTGGCGGCACAAGTTCTGGCGGTGTTGGCATTTTTGGTGCTGGCAACGGCGGCAATGTCTACGACAACAACGGCGCATCGGGTTCTGACATCTCAGCGTTTCTTGGTCAGGCTGGCGGAACAACCTATCGTTCTGGTGGCGGCGGAAGCGGCTCATCAAATACAACTGTTCGCACAGGTGGTGCAGGTGGTGGCGGCAACGGTGGCACGACATCATCTACCAACGGCGTTGCTGGTACGGCAAACACAGGTGGTGGCGGTGGCGGTGCGGCTGACGGCGGTTCAGGTGCGTCTGGCGGTTCGGGCGTTGTCTATGTAAGGTTCAAGGTCTGACATGCCTTATTACAACGCACACGCCGCACGGCTAAACGACGACAACATCGTGGAACAAGTCATCGTGATTCCGTATCTCAATGACGACGACGATGAGATTACCGCTTATTGCAACTCACTTGGTCTATCTGGTCGCTGGATTGACACATCGTTTCTTGGCGCACGGCGTTGCAAGTACGCTGGTATCGGTGACACTTATGATGCGGTGAACAATGTGTTCGTAGCACCCGAAGTCACAGAAAGCGAGACACCAGAATGAAAGTTGTTGAGATAACACCACAACAGAAACAGATGATGCTTTCGTATTTGCGTTCTGCAATCGCCGCAGTGGTCGCGGTGGCTTCAACGCTGGATTTCACTTTCAATGATTTGGCGAAGGCGTTTGTTGCGGCTCTCATTCCGCCTGTGTTGCGTTGGTTGAACCCGAATGATGCCGCTTTTGGGCGTGTCAGCAAATAGGCGATGAATAAGCCACGCCCCTACACGGGTACGAACGATGGCATAGCAAAAGGGAAGCGCGAAGGCACGGAAGAATTCGTGCGGCAATTGGTGTTTCTTTCTGATGGTGCGCTTTGGAATAATGGCACTTTTATCGTTAGGAAGATGAAGGGAAAGCAAAGTCTTTCGGTTCATGCAACGGGTCGCGCTATGGATATTTCGTATCGGAATATGCGTGATGGTCGGCGCGGCAAACCGAATGGTCGGAAAGTTGCAACTGATTGGTGTGACATTCTCAGTAGGAATGCTCAGGTGTTGGGTATTGAATTGATTATTGATTATGCGTTTGGGAAGTATGGGCGCACTTATCGTTGCGATAGGGATTTGTGGCAGACCTATGAGAAGCCAACGGTGACGGGTGGTGGCAATCCTTCTTCGGATTGGTTGCATATTGAGATTGCGCCGCGTGTTGCCGATGATGCGGCGAAGGTGAAACGAAAATTTCGTCGTGTATTCTTGGGTGAAGATGACGGTGAATGATGGATGCAGGTGTAGCGGCAGTTCTTGTTGGTGTGATTACAGCCATCGGTGGAATTGTTGTTGCTGTTATTCAATTGATTGGTTTGCGTAACGAAAACAAGGCTGACCATGCGGTTGTGCAGGGGCAATTG